ATCAACCACCGAGGCCTTCGCATTCGCGCGACCCTTAACTTGGATGGTCATGTCACCAACCTGCACCAGATCAGCTTCGATGCGAGCAACACGCAGAGACTTGTCAGCCACCTGCTGGTCAAGCAACGAGAACTCGTGCGTCTCAAACGACGAGCGCACTGCACTGATGTTACTCAACCGAATCTTGTCGAACGCAGTCTCGTGCTGCCACAACGTGCGACCGTTCGCAGTAATCTCATTGTCCACCATGAAGGGACGTTGATACACGTTGGCGTAAATGCCTGCGCAGCGTCCTTGGTTAGCGTCGTCACTGTCAGGCAGCGGAGTGTCGAACCAATAACCTTCGCGCGCGTTGTAAACAATTGCATGCGTGCACTCGGTCGCATTGCCTCTTGGGTAACACCACCACAGCTCACCGTAGCGAGGGATCTTCATGCCGAAACATTTCTGCCGCTCGCGGAAGTTGATGTTGTCAAAGAACCAATTCTGATTCATGTTGTTGGGAACTTCTCGCACGACACCATTAAACATGTACCACCGGTCCACTCCGGGCCAGTAATAAATTCCATCCATCTCAATGACGCCCTGTGAACTCATGATGGTTATGCCACGAGCAATGACGTCGTACGCGAAGTCAGGTGGGCCAGTCGGAGTGAACGTAGCCCGAATAAGAATGTCGAGTCCCCAGAATAATGCTGCGGGACCTTGTCCAGCTCCACGAAGAGGCATGCCTTTGACAATTTTCTGTGTACCGATGTTTACAGCAATCGGTTGCAGGGTGAGGTTGTTGGCTACTGACTGCACGATGAGTCCGTTACTGCCGTAGGTCCACGTGTACACACCGCTCACGAGGACACCACCACTGGTTGCTTCTCCAGCGTTCCAGTCAGCGTGCAGACCTGTTGTGTTGAGTATGGTCGTCGCATCGATGGTGTCGATGTACAAAGTGCCGTTGATAGAGTTGTCGATGTTCGCTGCGTTCTCTGCAGCGTGCGCCATCAGCACGTGATTACCAGTGCCACCCGTGTCAGCGAAGATGTCGAACTGCCACATGTTGTTCAGATCCGCATTGAATCCCGCAGGCGTGCGATCACTGAACAGGTTGAGCGAACCGTTCGAGACTTGGTACTGACCGATGGTGTTCGGATGACCTAAGTGCAGGTACTGAATGTCGTCTTTCGAAAACGAAGCCATGCCACGAGTGATCTCTGGCACTGAGTCTGTGACCTGCTGATAGCCACCGATTTTTTTCGGTTTGCCACGCTGGAACCTGCACCACTCGCCATCGATGTAGTGTTCGTTATCGAAACGCGTCCCGTCCCGTTTGATGCCGGGGGCAGAGACTAAAGGTGCGGGTTGTTCGGGCATTAATTCAGCCTGTAAATTAAGTGCCAACCCTGCTCAAGCCCTTTACTTCCGACGTTGCCGAAAGTGGTGAAGCTCCAGAAAGGATTGGTCGTGTTGCTCGTGTTGTCAGGCGCATAGAACGTAATTACACCGACGGAGTCCACCTGCGCGAGCGCATTGGTGAACTTCGCTTCGTTCCTGACGAAGCATGGTGCTGAACGATCACTGCTGGGCCTGAGCGCAAGCGGGATGCCCGTCATGGTCATCTGCGTGGTGTTAGAGGTGCCGACGATGTCGGAGTCGCACGACAAGATGATCAGATCATTCCCATCGGCAGCTGTGATTCGCATCCACTCGATGGTGCCTTGAGTCAAGACAGTCACGCCCGTGATGGTGCCAGTGAATGATCCTGTCGAGACGTCGCCAACAGTCAGCGCTCGTTCGAAACCCGCGCCCGTCACGGTGTTGTTGACCTCGAAGCCGCCATCAGCCAGTAACGCGCTGCGTGCAATCTCACCGTCACCCTTGAAGAAGAGATGACAGCCGGTATTCGGGTTCATCTCCAGCATCGAGACCGTAGCTGTGATGCTGTCTTCACCTTCGAAGACGATGGTCTGTTGCGGCAGATTCTCAAAGCGCCAGACGTCACTCGACGAAAACCCAATGCGGGCTCGGTTTGCCCAAGAGTTGTCAGACCAACTGATGGCTGCAGTATTCCCACCTCTGACTTGTAAACCTTCAGTGAAGGTTCGGAGTCCACCTACGATAATTTCCGCACTGACGTGAAGAGTACTGATCTCGATGGTGCCGTCTGGATTGTTGATGTTGTTCTGGATGAACATCTCTTCCGAGAAAGAGTTCCAACCGATGAGACCGACGATTGTTCCATCCTGCCATGCGAACCGCAGCCGACGATGTGTCGCGTCAGAGTTAGCAACACTGCGTATCTCTATGTTACTGCTGCCAGTAGCTATTACAGCAATGTTCCCGGCACCGTCGAGAAGACGATCAGGTGCAGGTACCACATCCTCGATGAGGAATTTGCGCATTGCACCTGCGTCAGCATCAAAGACAGCAAGGAAGTCTGCTGCGGTATCGATGACCGTCTCTGCTGTCAGGTTGTCAACGTCCAACAGGAGTACCACGTTAGCTGTGAGGTCACTCCCACCAGCCAGACCGGAGAGTGCTTGCGTCTCGATTAAGATGCCATCAAATGCAGCATTCAAATTCGTACGTGCGCCTGATGCTGTCGTCGCACTCGTACCACCCTGACCAATGGTGATCGGGAACGCCACACTGGTAGATGACGTCGCGTTGATCACGTCGGTAGCGTCGCAATAAACGATTATGCTCTGCCCCTGCGGGACAATTATTCCTGCACCAGCAGCTGTGCTGACCTCCAGCGTGAAGGCACCGCTCGTTTGATTATCTGCCCAGTACTGTTGCGTCGTGTTTGGCACGACGATGCGTCGGTTACCTGTCAACGCGCCAGTGAATCGATAGGAGATCCTGTCTAGGTTCGCACCGCTAAGCACGAAGTCACCAGAGCCCGGTACTGCGAGTGATACAAAGTCGAACGCAATGGTCGAAGCGACAGTGAGACCGATGGTGAAGAAGTCAGCACCGTCTGTGAAAATGAATGTACTGCCATTCGGATCCAGATTGAGACTTGGACTGCCATCGATGTCACCAGACGGAGGCACAATATTGAGCGTACCGCTACCTGCGTTGCGCAACATGAAGAACCAGTTATTGCCAACTGCTCCCGGTGACGGCAAGTTCGCAGTACCCGCACCTGCGGTGTAGATCAGGCACTTCGCTCTGTCACCATCGACTACCGTGATAGGTGTCCCAGCTTCGACGTCAGAGTCGATGATCTGTTGCAACATACCGAAGCCATCAGCCTCTAGACCTGCGCCTGCCAGTGCAGAGGCAGATGCGAGAGTCGTAGCTGCGCCCAACTGGAACGCTGACCAGATACCTGCCTCCGTCGAGTTGTCAGTAAGTACGATGACCCATTGCTCACCGGTACCAACGAACTGAATGACACCCCCCGTGTGATCACGCACGGTGAAGTCATTGCCGCCGATATTGTTGACCGTTGATTTATTACCAGTGCTCGTGTTGCGTGCGTCTGGGAACGTAACGCTGAGTGCCGGAGCCGTGGTGTTGATGTCGAGGAAGTCTGCGACTACATCCGTCCCTTCGATCTGCTGCTCACGCGGCCACTGCAGTTCTATGTCAACAGCCGTGTCAATTTGTAAGTAACTAAGCTGCGAAGGGAAGAGCAGTTGCCCTCCAAATACGTCGGTGTATCCCATCAGACTGTATCCCTTGTGACGTTTCTATCGACGATGCGTTTGATGTCCTGTCCTTCAAGAATCGCAACGTCCTTTTCGTAAATCGCTTCCCAAACTGGGATGCGGTCATCGTTTTTCAAAAATGGAGTTGCCTGCAGGAGCGCGCCATGAAGCAGGGAGTTCGGGGCAAAGTCCGTCGTCCAGTTCGTTTGGTTGGTGCTATCCAGTAGCGCAGGCAACTCCCAGTAGTTGACTTCAAATGGATATGCGAAGTCAGCTGACGGAGCTATCAACCAGTTGAAGTAATCGTAGTCAGCGTAGAACTTCGGCTGAGCAGTCAAATCTTCATCCGGCCAATAGCGCCGACAGTATTCGTAGCTTCGGGCAAACAGGGGGGTGCGTACCTGTGTTGCGCCCACACCGAAGTTGATGCTGATAGTGTCACGCCAGCGATCAGGCTTTGGTATTACCGATTGTCCGACACCTAACGTGTCCGTGACCACGGATACGAAGCCGAGGATCTTTAACCGATTTGCCAACTCACGCTCAGCCAGATTGATCAGGCTGGGCAGCTGGTCGAATACGGTTTGATCAACGACTGTACCTCGCTCCAAATATGCACGGAGATCCGCTTGAAGCGAGTCGAATGTCATCGAGACCGGCATTAGCTACTCCTAATCACCCTGTTACGGGTGGATCTTCTTCTTCAGGTGGATCGACCGGCTCTTCAGTCGGTGTCTCCACTGCGGGTGAAGCTGGTTCAGAGTCAACGGGGTCGGTTGGTACTTCGTCGTCCACAGTTTCTTCCGGCTCTTCTTCTTCAAGAAGCTCCTCCTTCGCTGCCTGCAAACGTTCGTGCGCATCGTCAGACCGTGCACGCATGACAGCCCACTCACTGTCATTGG